ATAAGGACTGCTATGCACGGCTCGCGAGTAAGTTCATCTGGGAGGTGGCTGAACTCGGTGCGACGATCAAGCGCGCTGATCGCGAGGCACTGAAGCACTTCATTACTATGCGGCAGGTCACAGTGAGACCGCCGTATGGACACCACGATCTCAACCGACCCGCAATGGCCTCACTGATCGGCACGGTGAACAACGAGAGTGGACTGCTGAACGATCCCACCGGCTCACGTCGTTTCCTGGTGTGCCACATCGATGCGATCAACTGGTCATACAGCAAGCTTGACGTTCAACAAATCTGGGCTGAAGCGTATGCCGCATTCCTCAACGGTGAATCGTGGCTGCTATCAGTTGCTGAAATGCAACACGCATCACAGATCAATGAACGCTATGACGTTGACGATCCCATCGAGAGTATCCTGGTGCAGGACTTCGAGATCGATTCCGCACACAATGACGATTGGTGGATGACGAGTATCGAGATCATGCTGCACGTGTTCGGCACGCAAGCGAGCGCATTGAACCGCATGAACGCGGCAGCACTCGGTACAGTGATGACACGGCTCGGCGTGAGCCGCATTCAACATCAAATGAAGGGTAAGCGCGTGTGGGGATATGCCGGTATCAGGTCGCTGACGGCTGGTGTGTCGGGGATCATTCCATGATGATGCACCAACAACTTGACAATAACGCGAAAGTTTGTTTGAAATTCAAACCTTGTGATGGAAGTGCACCATGTGCACCATCACTTTTGAGACTTTTTACAATTCTGCACCATGCAGGTATATTAGGTTTCTTTGTTGTTGTTGGTTGGGGTTATAAGAAGTCTGGAAACTGATGGTGCACATGGTGCACTCGATAGTTGGCGTGAGTGTTATGACAAGGCAAGGCGCGGCCGGGCAAGGCAAGGCTGGGCGCGGCGTGGCGAGGTATGGTCTGGTCTGGTCAGGTGTGGCAGGGCAAGGGTAGCACGCGGCGAGCGATTCTCGCCTCATTCCGAAAGGGGATGAATCGATGTCCATCAAGAGTGTGAAGGTCGTGATCAAAGGTACGTCGGCGTTGCTGATGCACTCGTATCCGATGGTTGCGCCGCCGAAGGGATGGGAGAAGTCATCGCCGGAGGAGCAGGCCGCATTCGCAGAATATCGCGACTCCGATACGAATGAGCTATATATTCCGGGGTTGGCGATTCAGCGTGCGCTTGTCGGCGCGGCAGTGTACTCGAAGGGCAAAGGACGCGGATCGCTTCAGAAGCCAGTGGCCGCCTGTGTCACGGTCACACCGGAACGATGCTCGCTCGGTGTGAGGGAATACAAGGTGGATTCTCGCCCAGTCGTGATCGCCGCGACGAAGGGTCGCATTGTTCGTCATCGGCCACGGTTCGACGAGTGGTCATGTTCGTTCGGCATCGAGTACGACACGGAGCTATTGAACGAGGCTGACCTGCGTGCTGTGGTCAATGATGCCGGTTCGCGTGTTGGCCTGCTCGATTTCCGGCCGGAGAAGAAAGGGCCGTTCGGGCGGTTCATGGTCACAGAATGGAAATGAGATAGTCAAGGCGCGGTTAGGCAGGGCGAGGCACGGCGCGGCGAGGCAGGGCCAGGCGCGGCAAGGCGTGGCGAGGCACGGTTCGGTGAGGCAAGCTAGGATATGGTATCCATCGACGCAGTGAACATCGGTTTTGCACTCGTGGGCTTCATGTGTTGCAGCCTGATGACGATCTCGTTTGCACTCGTAGTCATCCTGCTGCGATCAACGATCAATCGAGTTCCGGTGTACGCACCGGATGCACCTGCATACAGTGGTACTCCCGAATATCATATCGAGCAGGTCGAGAAGGAGCACTGGTTGAGCACGTATCGGATGTTTGCCTCGCGCGGCTGGACGCTGATCGACAAGGCCGATTCACCGATTCTTAAATCGCATTACGAGCTGACTTTCCGTTCACGAAGGATAGGATAATGCTGATCATGGCAGTCTCGCCGCAGCAGACAATTGTCGGCACCGCCGAGGCGATGTATCATGCACATACGCCGCACTCGGACGAACGGTTCGAGCGCGACCGGCATCCGACGGTGCTGACGCTCGACGAGTTCCGGCAGCATTTGGCGTGCTTGCCGCTGACTATCGGTGAGATCACGTACCGGCGGATCACACGTGAGGAGTATCAGCGGACACGTGATGGAGGCTAACTATGTCTGAGGATACCGATCGTCTCTATCGTAATGCAGGCAAGATGACACTCAACTCTGACGCTGAGTTCTGGCATGCGATCGCGTTGGGACTCAGCGAACGATACGCGCATCGAGAACAGCAGGCACGCCGATTCGCGCGGCAGGCGCGTCATCTCTCGCATTTGCTCCGCCGAACGCGCTCGCAGATCGACGCGCTGAAAGGCCAGCATTAAACGATGACAGTGTTGAGTTGTCTCGCACTCTGGTTTATCGCCGGTCTCATTATAAGTATTGCTCTGGGTCGATGGCTGCATGATGTGAACGAGCGAGATCAGCACATAGATCGGTAGGCTTCCAGCGCGTCCACGATCACGCTCTGAATTTATGCCGAGGATGGACGACCTCCGCGATCACACAATCAGTGGAGCATACTGCGGGACGAATATCGATTGGTCTTATCCGGCGTGGTGGATGAGGCCGATCGCATTCTAGCCGCGCTGTCATTGACACTTGTTGGAATCTCGTTGTATACTGCTGTTGAGCCAGCGCGTCGTACGGTGGCGACGCGTCCACATTTGGGCAGCGGCTTGTCCTCCTGGCCGCTGCCCCCTCAACACGAAAGGATCGAGACATGCTAACTTTTGCACCAACGGATCTCAACGAACTACTTCAGTTGTTCATCGCATTAGCCGGCTTCGCTGCACTCGCATCAGTGATCGTTGATATTCTTAAGCGGTTTGGATTGCCAGATGGATCGGCTCCAACCGCTTCTTTGATCATCAACCTCATCGGTTTCGTGTTGTTCGTTATTGCCAACGTATTCAATATCGATGTTGCCGGCATCGACAAGGTGTTAGCTGGAGTTGCATCGGTGCTGACCGCAATGCTCGGCCTGCTCGGTCAACTGATCGTCTCGCGCGGTGTGCACGCCGGTCTGCGCGGTACGTTGTTCAGCTTCAGTCATGCACGGGGATAGATGATCCGCTATCTCGTCGGTCTGCGTATTCGTCTGCGTTGGCTATGTCTGGCCTGGTGGTTGCATCGGGTGCGTGTCAAATGATCGATCAGCCATTTACCTATAAGACCAACTTGTACTACATCAACATGCGACGCGGAAATTATCGCATTGAGCAAGTGGTGTCTCCGCTTCGATGGCGCCTGACTCGGCTCATCCATCCCAGGTGGTATGTATTCAAGATGTTTCATGTCTTGAGGCAACCCGATAGATATGAATCCCGCTGATCGGATCGTCTGCATCATACGCGTGCTGTGGAATGGCGTGCGCACGCGCGAGTACACCACAGCATTCGGCGCTGCATTCGAAGCGCTCATTTCACCACAGAATGGTGTGACCGTGGTGAGCTTGCGTGTACTGTGGGGGGATGTGCTGGATGAGTTCACGCGATCCGCGTAGGAACGGATTCAATTATGAGCGCGCGGCTATGGCGCTGGTCGATGCCTTATTCTCAGGCGATGAAGGCGCAGCGCGCAAACATGGCGTGAGCACAGTTTCGATCTGGAACTGGCGCAATCGTCTCAATACCGATCCCAAGCTGTTAATGATTTTTAGCAGCAAAAAGGAACAGGCTGAGGCGAATTGGTCACTCGAACTGATCCCAGCTATTCTCGCTGCAATCGACTTTCTCAAACGCGCTGCACAATCTGCCGATCCTACACAATCCGATGTGATCTATTCCATCGCGGGCGCGCTGAAGATCATGGCCGACGTACGGGCCTCTATGGATATTTTGGATGCTCGACTTGCTGAGTTCAATCGAGAGGCGCGAGCGGCAGATCAACAGATGGCTGCCGTCGAGGCCAACGAACCGAATCCCGAAACAGTCCGCATTCGCTGACTGGTTACCAGCGATCTCACCAGAACTGCATTGGGATTGGTCATATATCCGATATGTTCGCGATCATCTTGATCGGATCACATCGGGTGACGTTCACAAGCTGATGATCTTCATGCCGCCGCAGCACGGTAAGAGCGCGCTGGCAACGATCCGCTATCCTGTGTGGCGCTTGCAACGTGAGCCGAAATTGCGCGTGATCGTCGGCGCATATAACCAGTATCTCGCCGAGAAGTTCTCGCGGCAAGCACGCCGACTCGCGTCGTACTGCATGCAACTCAGCCTAGATCGCACGGCTGCTTACGATTGGGAGACGCGATCGGGCGGTGGCATGCGAGCAGCCGGTGTCGGATCGGGTGTGACGGGTATCGGTGGTGATCTGATTATCATTGACGATCCCGTGAAATCGCGTGAGGAGGCCGAGTCGCAAGCGTATCGCGATCGCGTGTGGGATTGGTATTCGAACGATCTGTATACGCGGCAGGGGCCGGACTGCGCATTTATTCTCATTATGACCCGTTGGCATCAGGACGATCTCGCGGGTCGGATTATCGATAGCGACGACGGATCGAATTGGACAATCATCAGCTTACCCGCTGAGGCAGAACCGGGTGATCCACTCGGCCGCACTACTGGTGAGCCGCTGTGTCCAGCGCGTTTTGATCTGACCGCATTGGCCGACTTTCGCATGACGCTCGGACGCGACTATCACGCACTGTATCAGCAGCAGCCGAGCGCACGTGAAGGTGGCATGTTCAAAGAGCACTGGTTGCCATTGGTCGATGCAGTCCCGGCGCAAGCGCAGCGTGTGCGCTGGTGGGATCAGGCAGCCACTGAGGCGGGCGGTGACTTCACGGCTGGCGTGCTCGTCGCTTATGCAAACGGGATCATCACCATCGAAGACGTGCTCCGTGGACAGTGGGCTGCCGGTGAACGCGATGCGATCATTCGCCATACGGCTGAGAAGGATGCACTGTACGGCCCGATCGTCTATTGGGGTGAGCAAGAGCCAGGCGCATCAGGCAAAGACGCGGCACGCGCGTTCATTCAATTACTCGCGGGCTACCCCGTGAACACCGAACCGACGACGGGCAGCAAAGAGATCGCGTGTCAACCGTTGGCCTCACAAGCACAGGCTGGCAACGTGCGAGTGAAGCGTGCCGCGTGGTCATCGGCATTCATCGCCGAAGCGTGCGATTTTCCATCGGGCAAACATGACGATCAGATCGAAGCTGCTGCGCGCGCGTTTAATAAGCTCGCGCGTTATCCGGCGCCCGCATCAGGAACGAATATAGAACTGCGTCGAGTGCATGCAGCCCGATCGCGCAGCAGTTGGCAGCGAGGATAGATGTGAAACGTAAAACGCAAACAGTTACACGCACTCATCTCAACCGCACTATCAAAGCTCTCCGCACTGATGCAGAGAAACGCGTGAAGGCTGCCTACTGGTCAGGTATGCAAGATGCTGAAGACGAGCCGCCCGTGACAGCGGGCGGTATCACCTATCAGCGCCGAGGCTATCGCAGTCGCATTACGATTCGAGACGAAACGCCGACGAGTCAGGAAGCGGCTATTGAACGCAGCTCTCGTCAATATGCTACCAACCCGTTGGCCTACGCGATTGCCAATACGCGAACAGATTATGTGTGGGGTGATGGCCCAGTCATCACCGCCGACAATGATGAGGTGCAAGCCATTCTCGACGCGCACTGGTACGACGACACGAACGACTGGGAAGGCAAAGGCGCGCAGCGCGTGCGTGATCTAGGGCTGTACGGTGAGTTATTCATCGAGGCATTCGTACGCTGGGATGGTGTTGTAGGTGATGGACAAGTCCGACTCGGTGCGATTGATTCTGCCGAGATCGATCGGATTATCACGGATGCGGATAACCGCGAAGAGATCGTCGCTGTTCAGCTCAAGGCTGTAGCAAACGAGCCACAACAGCGCGGGCGATTGCTCAAGGTCATCTGCATCGATCCCGAAACAGGACGATTGCATGGCATCAAATCGACTGAATTTGCAGTGAGTCACAGCTACGCAGCGGATGATGTGATCACACGATCGCGACGGCATTGGCGAATCGCCGAGGCGAATCGTCAAACAGATAAATTTGATTCGGGTTGGGAGAATGCACGTGCCACTGAGACGTGCTACGGTCGCGCTTGGCGTGTCAGTGAAGCGCACGGTGGCATGATGTATCAGGATCGCGTCGGTGCAGAGATCGAGGGCGTGCCATATGATGGCCAATGTTTCATTGTGCAAGTGAACAAAACGAGCATCGGTATGCGCGGCCGGCCGGATGGTCTTGCACTCATCGATTGGTTGGATCGCACTGATCAACTCTTCTTTGACATTCTTGAACACGCGGCGCTGCTGAAGGACACCGTGTGGGACTTGCTGGTCAATGGAGCAGATGAGAAAGAATTGGATAAGCAAGACAAGAAGTTCCGTGCCTCATCATCTCAAGCGGGTCGCGTCTTCGCACACAACGAATCGATCGTCCTCACGGATCGCAATCCCGATCTCAAAGCTGCCGATTGGTCATCACTATACGACACGATTCTAAACTTCCTTGCGGGCGGCGCGCGTCTGCCGGTTTATATGCTCGGCTCAGGCGGTGATGCAAATCTGGCAACAGCCACAGCACAAGGCAGCCCAACCTATCGCGGTTTCGAGACGCGGCAAGGCGTGGTACGCCGGCTGCTGATTCGCATTCTACAATACCAAGTTGACTGTGCAGTAGAGGCGAAGCGCATCCCGGAAGAAGTTGAAATACTGGATGAGAACGGTGAGCCGAAACTAGATCGCCTCGGTCTGCCGATGCGCGTTCTTGCGCGCGACTGCTTCGATGTGCAGATGCCGGAGATCAGTCCGCGCGATACGGTGGCAGCAGCAACCACGTTCTCGGCAGTGGCAACAGCAGTCACAGGTCTGTACTCGATGAAGTTGCTACCGTTGCAGACAGCCGTCGAGTTGGAAGCGCGTGCGGCTGAGCTGCTCGGTGTCGAGATCGAGATCGATAAAGTCGTCGCGGCATTGCAAACCGGCCCGGACACATCAGGCCTAGCTGATGCGCTGGACAAAGCGCAGCCAGGTGGCAACGGACAGCAGCCAAGCGCCGATCTATCTTCGTTGCTGGCGGTGATGAATCAAGGCGCGCGGCAAGAATCGAAAGGGAATGATGGGCAGATCATCGAGATGCGAGTGACACATCTCGATGAAGGACGAGCAACTGAGGATAATTCCATGCTATCTATGCAGCAGTTCTATGCTTTGATGCACGAGCTTGAATCAATTCGATTGGCACAGGATACTAGACGATCAAGTGAATCCTTGCCTGCGCCGATTATCAATATGTCTCTCAATCCCGCAGAGATGACGCTTGCAAAGACTCTCAATCTGCCTGCGCCGGTCGTGAACGTCGAAGTGCCTGTGGGCGATCTGGCCAACGCATTAGAACGCGTCATTGAATCGAGCAACCAATCGAGCAATGCTCAACTCACCAGGATGGTTGAGCTTTTGAGTCGAATCAATGAAGCAGCACAACCCAGTGATGTTCAACCTGTCATCAATATCACTGTGCCGGAACAATCGCCACCCGTTATACTCAATACAATCAACGTACCTCAACAGCCGCCGCCAATTGTGACAGTAGAAGTGCCAGAACAGAAGCCTGTCACGAAGCGAGTGATCCGTGATCGACAAGGTTTGATCACGGAAGTCAAAGAAGAGCCTGAATAACAATGGCTTTCCCGGTTGTCAGCACCAAAGGCACAACTCACGTAGATTCGGGCGTTGAGACGAGTCACGTCATTGATCTGCCTGATGGCATTGTGTCTGGTGATCTGCTCATGGTCTTTTTTTCATGTGATGGCACAGGCGATCATACCTGGCCGACTAGTCCTGCCTGGACTAGATTAGCTAAAATAAACAACGGTACTGCGACTGCCTCCATCTCGTTTGGTTATCGCATTGCCAACGGCTCCGATGGAACATCGATGACTATTGTGAGCGATAGCGAGAAGGCGGTTGCATTCAGTTGGCGGATCACGGATTGGCATGGCACGACTATACCTGAGTACGCAACGGCATCGGGAGACACAACAACCCCCGATCCGCCAAACCTAACGCCATCTTGGGGCGCTGATGATACGTTGTGGATTTCCTGGTATGGGATCAATGGAAATGGAGCTGGCACAACCTATCCGACGAATTACGCGGATAATCGAGAGTACGCGGAAACGAGTGCGGGAGGCTCAGTCTCTGGTGCAATGTGTTCTCGGAATCTTAACGCCACAAGTGACAATCCAAGCACATTCCAGTCGTCGGGAGCATCTGGCTGGGGCGCTGCCATTGTTGCAATTCGGCCCGCTGCGCCAGCTGTTGGTCAGCCAGCAATGATCCGTACTCAGGGTGTGCCGACTGCGCCGGGACGTGGAGACAGGCCAGGTAAGTGGAATTGAGAGGATCACATGAGCATTTCGAAGAACCTGCAAGTCGGCAAGGTCTACTCTATTTATCATCAGCGAAAGGGATATTTTATCGGCAGGCTACTGGATGTGATCGAGACTGAGCCAGGCGATTCTGAGCCTGTCTTGCTCCGGCTTGAGATCGATGTGAGGTCTGGCACGGATCAGGCGCGTATCGCCAACGCGGCCAACGAGGTGACGGCGATAAGGGACATCCGGCCCAGCTTAATAACCAGCATTGAGGAGACCGATCCGGCTGATTGGCAGCGTCGCGTGCATGTGCCACCCTCGGCGCCGCCACCTGAAGTGCAGCAGGCAGAAATTCTCAAGATGGCGATGAAGCTGCTAGAGAAAGAGAAGAAGCCAAGTTGGTTGAACCGATTAAGAGGCTCTCTTAAGCACTAACACATACAGTCAGGAGATGAGACAATGGCAGACTGGCCACCCAAGAAGAATGCTGCATTTATAGTCACCTTCCCGATCTACGATGCGGATGGCGATCTGGTGACTGCCGCCGCGACGCTCGACAGTGAGGTGAGCAAGGACGGCGGGACATTCACCGACTGCACCAATGAGGCAGGTGAACTCGCGACTTCATCGGGAATGTATACACTGTCGCTCACTGCCACCGAGATGAATGCGGACATCGTGGCGGTGATCACGAAGACCGGCACGGCTGGCGCGAAAACAGCGGTGAACGTGATGTATACCGCAACCCGACAGTTGGTCGATCTGGCATTCCCGAATATCAGCGGGCGTGGAATGGACATCGATGCATCTGGAGGCGCCGAGACTGGCTCATTCCAGGCGGGCGCGATCACGGCTGCCGCGTTTGCAGCCAGTGCTATCGATGCTGCCGCTATTGCGAATGGCGCGATCGATGCAGCCACGTTCGCGGCAGGTGCGATCGATGCGGCGGCTATTGCAAATGCCGCCATCGACGCGGCAACCTTCGCCGCCGGAGCCATCGATGCAGCCGCGATCGCCAACGGAGCCATCGACGCCGCAACGTTTGCGGCGGGGGCAATCGACGCAGCAGCCATTGCGAATGGTGCGATCGACGCAGCGACCTTCGCGGCGAACGCGATCGATGCGGCGGCGCTGGCCGCGGACGCCGCGCTAGAGATCGCCGACGCGCTCCTGAAGCGGGACATCGATCAGGTCGAAGCCACAGCAGCATTGCATTCACTGGCGACGGCAATCCTCAAAGCCGTGAGTCGTATCCGTGACAATGCGGGCACGCTGGAAACCTACCGTACCGATGGCGTGACGCTCCACATGAGTCAGACAGTCACCACGGACGCCGCGAATCAGCCCATCGATGAACTGACGGCGGGTGTGTAATGGCGCGCGGACGAACGATTGGATCGATGGGTCAGGCCTTCGGGCCAATGGGACAGGTCGATCACGGTTTCTTTGCGGGACAGCCGGTCATGGTACGGATGCAAGGTGTTCCGACCATGCCTGGTTACCGCGACCGACCCGGCAAATGGAACATGGAAGGCTGGCGCCAGCGTCTCGCCGCGTGGTGGAAACGCGCAGGGTTGAAGCCTGTCATCGATGAGGCATAGTCAATGTGGCTGCACCGCGCGGACGGCAGATCACAAACTTCGGCAATCTATTCGATCCGTTTGCAGTTGGGAGTGCGACTGTTTCTGTTGCCCCTCCAGCTCCTAGCCGTCCCATCATCAAGAGAGATGAGCGACGTCGTATCGAGAGGCTACAAAGAGAAGATGAGGAAATTATCATTCTGGAATCGTGACATCAGATATGGCTGACGATCCGAAACGCGGCAGCAAAGGCGACTATATCGCCACACTCGATGCACTCGCCAAACAAGCCAACCGCCTAGAAGATGAGGCTGTGCGGCGCGCTGTGCGTTTGTTGCAGGATGCACTGCGTGAGATCAATCAGCGCGTGCTGACAGCCGAAGGCTGGCGGCTAAGCAACCTGGAGAGTTTGCAGCAGCAGGTCAATGCGATCCTGGAACGGTATCGCGAGCAGGTCACTGTTGCATTCTCGGATATTCAAACATCAGCATATGAACTCGGTGCGCGAACAGTGGATGAGCCGCTCAAGGTGTCAGGTATCTCGCTGACACCGGCGCGTTTGAATCCTGCTATAGTTGCTGTGCTGCAAGGTTTCAGCGCCAACCTCATCACGAAGATCACCGAGGAAGTTCGCACATCTATCAATGCCACACTTACACAATCGATGCTCGGCCTGATGTCGCCGTTCGAGGCGCAGCGTCGTATCAGTGAGATCGTCGGCGCGAAGGACAGACTGAGTGAGCTCACCGGTATCTCAGCACGCGCGGAAGCGATCTTCCGCACCGAGGTCGGGCGCGTATACTCAATCAGCACACAAGCACGCATGATCCAGGTTGCTGAGACTGCGCCTGATATTGAGAAGGGCTGGATCGCTACGGGGGATCATCGCACTCGCAGCGGCCATCTCGAAGCGCATGGGCAGCGGGTGAAGATCAGTGAATACTTCGAGGTTGCACCAACGTTGGGTGCACCGCGAGAGAAGCTGATGTATCCGCGTGATCCGCGCGGCTCACCCGCAAACACGATCAATTGCCGCTGCCGCCACATTGTGTGGCGATCAGGTTATGGCGATTTCGTCCCGCGCACGACGCAGCGCGTCGAGCAGGAGATCGAAAGACGTGCGTGAGCCGCGCGTGCGACCCATATTCCCGCGCGACATCCCGCCTGATCTAGCACGTGTGGTCATCAGTTATGCACGTGTGATCGTGCGGATGCCATCAGAACGTGCCGAGGTTGCAGTGCGTGCAATGGAGGCGACGATCGTCGAATGGCGTAAAACCAACGCAAAACCAACGTCTTGACATCTAGGGCAATCTGTTGTACTCTAAACGCACGAATTGAATAAGCAAGACCCTTCGAGGTCACTCTATCAAGAGCACTCTAGGGCAGCCGAATGTCGGCTGCCCTTTTCGTTTTCACTGATGCCGACACCACACTCAGGCGAAACGCAAGACGAATACATTAGCCGCTGCATCCCGATGGTGCTGAACGAGGGAACAGCAAAAGACGGTAGCCAGGCAGCCGCGATCTGCCACTCGATGTGGCGCGAACACGCGAAGGCAAGTATGAGCGATGAAGTGAAACTCACTGATGCCGATCTCGCACTAGAGGCCAAGCTGCGCGGGATGGAATTTGCCACAGCCGATCCAGGACTGTTCACTGCGTGCATGAACGATCCAGATAACAAGGATCGCTATCCCACTGAGGAACAGCGCGCGCGTGTATGTGCCGTGATCCACAAGAAGATCACAGGTATCACGCCCGCTGAACACGAGAGTGTGAATCTCACGCAAGCAGGACGTATTACCCTCTCCGACATTCATCTTGAATCCCCGCTCGATAAAACCGGCCGCTCGTGGGAAGTGGTGATCATCGGCCCCGAGACGGTCGGCGATGTACAGGCCATCGAAGGCACACCGTACATCCGCTCGAAGAACAATCGGCTCTGGTCGATTGCCGCACTCGAATCAGCCGTGCCGATGTTCGAGGGCGCAAAAGTCTACGATGACCACCTCACCGATGCAGAGTTTCAACAGCGCGGCGGGATGCGGCCACCCGGACGCGATTGGCTCGGCTCACTGGTGAATGTGCGTTGGGATCGTGCGACGCAGAGCATGCGCGCGACGTTCAAGACAGTCGATGATGCTTTTGCGCGCAAGCTCGTGCGGGCGCAAGAGGGCGGAGTTCTCAAGACCATCGGGCTGAGCATCGACGTGCTGCGCGATTTCGTGCGCAAGCGCATCGGGGAATCTGTCTTTGAACTCGTAAACAAAATCACCCGCGTCATCTCTGTTGACGCGGTCGGCGATCCAGCAGCCGGCGGACGGTTCGTGCGTGCGCTGGAATCCATTCAAAACGTGCCACACGCACGGGAGGCAAACATGGAAGAGGCAATCAAGCAATGCGATCAACTGATCGCGGCGGTGGAGGCCAGCGCGTTGCCAGACGACGCGAAGGCGCAGCTCAAGGCGCAACTGGAGCAGATCAAAGCGGGTCTGAGTGCCGCGCCGCCTGCCGAAGTGGTGACACCCGAAGCGCAACAGCAGGCAACCGAAGCCAAGATCGCGGCGGCGCAGTATGCGCTGCGCACGATCGAGGCCGTGGTCAAAGCAACCAGTCAGAAGCCGGTCGAGCCGAAGCCGACGCTGTCCGACATCGATCGCAAGCTGGCTGAAGCCGATCGCAAGCTGGCCGAGGCGAATGCTACTGCCGATCGCATCCTCGAAGCGGCGCGTGTTGCACAGTCGCGGCAGGTACTCGAAGCGGCGCTGACCGAATCGGGCTTGTCAAAGCCGATTCGTGAACTGATCCGTGAGCAGTTTGAGGGACGCGCGGTCGAGGCCAACGTGATTAAAACGGCCATCGAGAAGCATCGCGCGGCATTCCTGGCTGACGATTCAGGCCGTGTGACCGATCACGGCGGCGCGCGTGCGCGCGTCAAACTCGGCATGAACGAGGCTGATCAATTCGTCCTCGGCTTTGTCCGGCGCGTGTGGGGTCCGAATGGCGTGCGCAAGTTCGTCAACGCGTTCGGCATGAAATGGAAGGATGGCGCACCGGTGATCGGTGCAGCGCAAGAAGTTATCGCCGATCCATCGTTTGGCCTGTCAGCGCGCGCGGTCGAGGGTTGGAAATCAGGCGGTGGCTCAATTGGTTCGATCCCGCTTTACTCTGGCCTGGACGAGTGGTATTGGGATTTGACCGGTGGCGGAGATCGCAGTCAAGCCGACTTCTTCGGCGAAGGCCGGTTCAGCGCGCGTGCACTCGAAGCCAACCTCAACACCGGCACGCTGACCAGCATAGTCAAGAACGCGGTCAACGTCATGTTGGCTGCCGACTACGCGGTGCAGGAGCAGTGGTGGAACGAGATTGTCGAGGAATTGGACGTAGACACTTATGACAGCGCGACTCTCGTTCGACTGTTCGGTGCAACGACTCTCTCGATCGTACCCGAAGGCGATGCTTACACCGAGCTTGATTGGGAAGACGAGGAAGAGACGGCTGCACCCGTCAAGCGCGGCAACTACATCGAAATCACCCTCGAAACTTTCCTGCGCGACAAGATCAACAAGCTCAACACGTTGCCCGATCGGCTCAGCAAGAGCTGGTACAACACCGTTGCGGATCGTGTGGCGCAGGTGTTCACAACGAACACCGCGGCCGGCCCAGTGCTCTCGGATACCGGTGCGTTGTTCAACGCAACAGCAGCCACCAGCGCGGGTGGACACGCTAACTTGCTCACAACGGCAATGTCTTGGGCAGCCATCAATGCTGCCGTGATCGCCATGAAGAAGCAGACCGATCAGCCGCTCGGTGTCGGTCGCCGACTCGGCCTCGATGTCATGCCGACGCATGTGCTCGTGCCGATCGATCTCACTGCGACAACCGAACGTATCATCGACGCTGAGAAAATACCTGGCAGCGCAGACAACGACCCGAACCCCTACTATCGCAAGATCAAAGTGCTGGAAGTGCCGGTCTGGACGGATGTAACCGACTGGGCACTCGTTGCTAAGCCTGGTGGTGTCAGCCCGATCAAGCTGATCTGGTTGCGCGGCAAGCGCACGCCGGAGCTGTTCGAGGCATCCGACGAAAAGACCGGTGCGCTGCTGACCAACGATGCGATCCGCTACAAGGTGCGGCAATTCGGGTTTGAGTTCTCATCGACCTATCGCGTTGCACCGGTTGCCGATTGGCGCTCGCTGCACAAGTCCAACGTCGCGGGGTAGCTATGAAAAGCAACTTTGAGCTGAAAGGTTGGTTAGCTGTCGGCGTTACTCTCGCGGCAGCAGTGGCACTCATTCTGTCTGTGACGCTGCTGAACAGACGCGAAGTGATCACCGTTGAGCCATTCGGTGTCACGCACTTCGGTGCAGTGCATGTCGATGACGGCTCGGTATCAGAGCCGTCGTTGGGTTTCACTGGCGATACCGACGTGGGCTTTTATCGCGTCGGCGCGAATGACATCGGTGTCAGTGCGGGTGGGTCGAAAGTCGGTGACTTCACCTCGGCCGGTTGGACAGGTGGTGTCAGCGTCGGTAGTAACGATTTGACTGGACGCAACATCACAGCAACTGGAACGTTGAGTGTTGGAGGCGCATCAAGTATTGCAGGCGCAGCGACCTTCAACGGTGCAACGGATTTCAACGCGGCGATGAATGTCGATGCGAATGGCGATTTTGATAGCCTCAGCACCGCTGGCAACATCGATATGACAACGATGAACAATACGGGTGCAGGCGCGGTCACGATCAATGATGAATTGAACGTGAACACGACCATCAGCAGCACCGGTAACATAACTGTGGGCGGTTCATTGGTGTTGGATGGCGTCGCGTTCACCGGTCCGCTCGTCGGTTTCACTGGCAGCGTCAGCAATAATGTGTTGCTGGCGCACGGTGTCGGAACGACCCCGACCGAAGTGATCTGTGGAATCGTCAACACGGGCGCGCTCACTGAGACGGTGTATATCAGCGCGACGAACGCAACGAGTGTCACGCTGGGTGTGTTCGATATTACGGGCGCGGCCTGGACGGATAACCTCACGGTGCATTGCATCGCAACACGTTAAGGAGCTAACATGGGAGACTTGTTTACCATCTCGTTCGTCGAAGGTGAAGTCGGTGTTACACTCGGTGCGCTGTTTCGGTATCTCACGTTCGACTTCCCGTTTACTATCGTCGGGGTGACCTGTTCGCCATCGGCTGATGACGCGGGTCTGACCATCGATATCAATGACAATGGATCGGCGGCCATCGATGGCATCGTCTGCGCGACGAAGGCCACACCGGGCACGTGGAAATCGACGCATCTCGGCGGTGCACAAACACCCGTTGCTGTTGCCGCTGGCAGCGTGATCTCGTTTGATGCCAACAGCGCGGCAGCCGATACACGCGTGGGCATCGTGATGACCTGCTTGCTCGGCGCGAAGAATGCCTAAACTCGAAGAAGCACTCGAAGGGCTGAATATCAAAGCTGCCGACGTGTTGGCCTGGCATGAGTATCCTGATCGCGTTGTCGTCGTGTTGATCAGCGGGCCGAAGCTCACTTGGCCGCCAGCAGTTGAGCCAACAGGAGCACCGGCACCGGAAGTCAAGGCATCCGACGAAGCGCGGCAAGCTGCCGCCGAGTTGGGTGTTGATCTGAAAGACGTTGAGGCGCATCGCGAGAGTGGCAAAGTCTCAGCGAAGGACGTGCGACTGCACAAGAGCAAGAAGTAAGCTCAATGGAGCCAGTTGAGCGCGGCGGATGCGGTGAACCCGCGCGCCGCGCTCATTGTTTTAGAGAGGATCAGATGGATACATTCCGGTGGGACTTCACAACGAACGCCAGTGGTGTAGCCTCCAAGACGACGCCGAATCTGAACGGCAGGCTCTACGGTGTTGCGGTCGTCCTCGGCACAGCAGCAGCAGTGGACGTGACGATCGCTAATGCTGAAGCGATCACGCTCTTCACTAAAACTACACTTGCAGCAGGAATGCACTTAGTGCGCAAGCAGGTTGAAGATGCAGCGGGTGTGGCACTAGTCTATTCGGCTGGCAATGCTGTAGAAGACATGCAGCCAGTTGTCGGCCCGCTCACGCTGACCATCGCCAACGGTGGCGATGCCAAGACGGCGAGCCTGATCCTCTATCTGGAGCCTTGATGTGGATAGGAGAGTATGGTTCACTGGCACTCTGATCGGTCTCTCTATGTGGATCGTGATCACCATTGCTTTGCTCAAGATCGCGCAGATGATAGGACTGATGTAGATGGCACGCCGTATCTTGCAATCCGATTTCACCGATAAACTCGATGCCATCCTGCGCGGCATCGATGCACGGCAGGTGACAGCAGCGGATAAAGTGCTGGCGCTCGATTCGGCGCTCTCGCGTTACAGCCAGGACAAACCACGGATCCGTACAGTAGACTTCGCCGGTGACAGCAGCGCGTACTACATTCTCCACGGTCAGATCGTGAATGTGGCCGACACGACGCGTGATGCAGCAGTCGATGTGACCAGCAGCGGCGCGGATCAACAGTTGGCGATCAAGTTTACTCTCTCGCGCCGGATGCAGGTGCACGCGGTGCGTGTGCTATTGCGACGCACGGGCAGTCCAGCCGGTACGATAACCTGCCAGATTCGCGGCGACTCAACGAGCCTGCCCGGATCAAGTGCGCTACAAACGTCCAACAGCCTCACATCATTAACTGCGCTGCCGCTCGGATTCGAGGCGGGTAAGGTCGAGTTTCAATTCGCCGATCCGCGTCCATTGGCAGCCGGCACGTACTATGTGGTGCTGGTGCCATCGAGCTATAGCTACACGAATGGCGCAACCGAGATCGTGTTGGGTGTCGATCAGTCCAGTGTGGCCAATACGCTGTTTACCTATAACGGTACAGTGTGGACCGCGTATGGCACAGCCAGCGCCGGTGTGATCGAGGTCATCGCATCACTGCCTGATTGGTCGTATCGGGACTCCAACATCAAGGATGCCGACATCCCGGCACCGACGATCTCGGCAGACGAAGTGCCACAGCTATTGGAGGACGAGGACTTTGAGATCATCTTGGTCGATGACACCGAGTACCTCTACCTGCCGAATCATCGACCTGCATCGACTGATACGATCCGTCTGTATTATCCAGGCCGCTATGTATTCAATGGATCACCGGCAGCAGTGGACATCCCATTGGGACACTTCGAGGCAGCATGCTCACTCGGTGCGCATTACGTCTGCGTGTGGCTGGCAGCGAAGTACGCGCAGAACATCGACAGCGGTTTATCTGCCGACATCGCGGATCGGCGCAATCAGAGCGACGTGTATGCCAGCCGCGCCGCTAATTTTCTGCGCGAATATGAGGCACTGCTTGGCATCGGTGAGGAAGCTACAGTGACTGCCGCGATGAAGTTTGGCGATCTCGATCGTGGCACGTACTCGCCGCGTGACTTCATTTATCACGAGAAACGCAGGCGATAGAGAATGGCACTTAGCGAGCTGACCCTAGCAATGCTGACACTGGCAGGCTATTTTCAACCTGATCAGTCCGTGGCAGGACAGGAACACAAATATAGCAGCGTCATGGCCGATTTGCTGAGACCGATTTCTTATCGCATTGCAGATTGGGGACAATACCATGTTCCCGACATGGAGCTTTATCGAAAACTCGACGACTCATCGCTCGGACGGCAATATAAGATTTATGTCACGGTAAAATATGGATTGCACACAAACAATCCATTGGACATTCTGCATCTTATCCAGAACGAGCGAGTTGCTTCATTCTTGATTCGTTTAGGTGAGGTGAATATCTTCGACGAATCACCGGAATATGATGTAGTCATGATCGAATGTTCCGGCGAGGGTCTGATTGCACTCAATGGACTGGTCTCAAGCTCGCTCATCAATTCTGACACATATCCTGAGTATCATCCGCATGCAACAATAGCCCACGTCAAAAAAGGCATGGGACGGGCACACATTGGAGCGATGGAATTTAACGGCCTCGAAGCTCAGATTGATAGTCTGATGTTTTCAGCACAAGATGGTCGGCAGACAGCTATTCCACTTTATGGAGTTGAACTGTGACGATGGCTGATCCGTTGTCCATCGAGATCGATACCTCACAAGTGGATCGCTTCGTGGCGAAGTTTCCAATGAGCGGGCCACGCATTGCCGAACGTGAGTTGCGCATCGGATTAGACGATGCGCTCGGCTACACGGCAGCGCAAGTTGTCGAACGTGTGCCAGTGAACACCGGCGTGCTACGCGAGAGCATCTATGATGAGATCACTGGATTGAGAGTGAGCATCAGTGGCATCGATCTAGAAGGCGTCGTGTCGAGCAGCGATTATGAGCCGAAAGTGAATGCAGTCGAGTTTGGGCGCAAGCCGGGCAAGATGCCGCCGGTCGAGGCCATTGCACTGTGGGTGCGGCGCAAGGGATTAGCCGGAACGTATAAAGTCGCGGCCAGCAAGATCGGACGGCATGCGCGCACTGGCAAACGCGAACAGCAGCGCAAAGAGGATTGGAGCCTGGCCTGGGCGATCGCGAAAAAAATCAAACGCGTTGGCACGAAAGGCGCATTCATGTTCACGAAGGCGTTTGAGGCATCGCAAACCTACATCGTCAAAGTCATGGACGCAGCAGTGGATCGCATCCTGAACGCGTGGTCGAAGGAATGACAGTATCCATCGATCCCGAATACCAGACCTACGAGCAGGTGGCAGCGAACATCCGCAGCGCGCTCGGCACGGGTGTAAAGGTATTCGAGTCTGTACCGTTTCTGCCATCAGCGGAGGAGTTCGATAAGCTCGTGTTGGCGACATTCGAATCGGCGAAGCTGGCTTACTTCTGGGTCGTGTTCGTGGACGGTGTCGATCCCGATCAACTCGCGACGATGCACCAGCGCGAGCGCATTCCGGCATCCATCTATGGATACATGAGCCGGAGCGACAAACCAGGTGAGCCGGACGCCGGCGACGCAAGCGTATCTGTGCCGTTCGCATCGGGCACGGCGACCGCAGGATCGACCACGACGCTCACTGATTCAAATGCCGCATTCACTATCGATGAGTTCGCCAACAGTCACGAGCTATGGATCACCTACACTGATGGCACTGTCGATCACCGGCGCATCCTCAGCAACACGGCAACAGCACTCACTGTGCGGCAGGCGTTCGGTACAACCATCGGTGCCGGTGTGACTTACGAGATATGGTTACGCCCGACTGAATGGATCATGCGCGAGCAGGCGCGCAAGGTGCTGGACACGCTGACGACAAATCGCAGCGGTGGTGGCGCATGGTCGGGCAACCTGCCGAACTATCGCATCGAAGCGATCACGCTGTACGAGCGCGGCATGTGGCGCGTGGCGTTTTCACAGACGAAAGAGACATCGAAAGGCAAGAGCTATGCCTAAAACGAAAGTGCGTTTGTTTTTCCCGGACATCGAGACGGGACAAATATCAGTGGGTTTCTCTACTGTCGATGTCATCAATCACATTGCAGAGATTGACGGTACTGAGGTCGAATTCATCACCTACTGGCAGCAGATAGCGAGCGCGATCATCGCGCGCGATCTATATTACGTGAATACCGATCTGAATCCATTTGACGATGCAGAGGTGCAATCATGACCGAACAAGCAACCTGGCTACGTTGGCTGAGGATGGGACGCGAGAACGTCGCGTGGGGCACGGCGCCGGCGAACGAGCTCGAATACAATATGAACGCCGGTTTATGGTATTCGTTCATCACGGCTTCGCCGCTCGGCGCGCTCAAGCGTATCGAGGCCAAACATCGCAGCAAGGGATCAACAGGCCTGCGCAGCATCGATCAGCATCTGCCGGTGAGCGCCGCGCATCGCAGCGAAGGCACGCTAGAAGTTCCGTTCGTATCGGATGTCGGCGGACTGTTGTTGCGCTGCGCGCTCGGCGCGGATTCGGCGGCGGATACCAATGATGCGGCGATCGTCACGGCCGGTGTGGTCAACGAGACGCCTGAAACGTTCGACGGCGGCGAACTCACACAACCGACCGCGACGAAGTATCCCTACGTCAAGTTCGTTCTCACTGAGGATACACCGGGCACATGCAACGCAGGAACCATTGTCATTACCGGTACTGATCCATCTGATCGAACGATCTCAGAGACGATCGTCACACCAGCACTCACGGCAGCACAGTCGTACACGGTTTACAGCAAATTGAGCTACAAGACCGTGACGAGTATCGTCGTCACGGGCTGGGCGACGGGCACAGCCGCATTGACCGCAACGGGTATTGTCCAGACGGCACACACGATCACCTGTGCGGATACGAGTGATTCGCTCGCCATCGATGAGCATAGCGATCCGGCAGCGGGCAGCGGCAACATTTGGCGTTACACGGGTGTGGTGATCCCGCAGCTCAATCTCGCGTTTGCGGCAACCGAAGAAGAAGGCCTGTTCGTGATCACGCCGACGCTTGCGGGCAAATTCCCGACAGCAATCGCGGACCCGACGTATCGATTGCCGCCGCTCACACCGTGGCCGTCGTGGGTCTGCTCGGTCACGCGCGGCGGGGCATCCTACGCCAAAATACAGGCAGCGAATTTCCAGATCAACACAGGTACGCGATTGCGCCGTGCGGCCACTGGATCGCAAGATCCCGCGGGCAAAGTGGACGGCGGTCGATCGGTGGCAATCAGCGGCCGGCTATGGTTCGACGACACGACGGAGTACACAGATTGGGTGAACAACGCACTAGCAAACTACGAGTTCACTTTCACTTCACCCTACAAAGTCACGAGCACGACGTATCAGAATCTGCTGCTGGAATTCACCGAGCTGGTCTGGCTCACACTCGATCCGGTCGAGGATGAGGGACTGATCGTCGCGGATTTCACCGCGTACACCAAAGCACATGCCAGCGATAACGTGATCAAGGCGACACTCGCGAATACCAAGAACGGGGTGCATTGATGGCTCACAACGGTTCACAGCCGTTCAAGAAGCGTGAGCGTATCAGACTCGATGCGCTCGGCAACGAGTTTCCAAATCACACTTGGATTTTCTGGTCATCGCCGACACCTGAAACGTGGCTCAAGCTGCTCGGCCCGTCGCGTCATCAGGATCAGATCGACATAGGTAAGCCGTGGGACGACGAGCAGTATCAGCAAGCTGAGCGCGAATACTTCGAGGCGATCGCCGAGATCGTCCTCGATACCGGCGAATCCGATATCGATTTGTCCTCATCTGATGCGGTGCGCAGTGCGTTTTTCAACGGTCAGCACGACGTTGAGCTACTCGGCGCGATCATCACAGCTTACACCGTTCGCATTGCGCACCGCTTCCAGGACATGCAAAAAAAAGTATCGGCGCGGTCAGCCGCTATCGCTGGCAGCTCAACCAAATCGCGGCAGGTTTCCAAGTCCCGGCGCTCATCCTAGAGCGAATCGGTGACAGCTTGCCACCAGTCTTTCAATCGGCGGTGATCGCGCGCACGTACAATTTGGCGATGGGGGCAACCTTGTCGCATTTTGATGTCGATCGGATGGGGATGTTCGAGCGGCAAGAACTGATTTTGATCGCACGCAACGTGGACTTGCTGAGCGGGCCGACATAACGACATGGCAACGAATAAGACATTCGACATCATACTCAGGAGCAAGTACACGCCGGAGGGCGTGCGCGGTGCGTTGGCCGGTCTCAAGTCCATCGGTGAGGCTGGCTTCTTCATCCGGCAGGGGTTGATCGCGCCGTTGCAGCAAGCGGGTGCGATGCTGCTAGACTTCATCGGCGCAGCGAATCCCGAACGCATCAAACAGCTCAGTGACGCATTTGCCGAAGTCAAGGTTGCCATCGGCAGCTTATTGGATGATGTTCTCGGCCCGACGATCAGTGAATTAACGCGGCTCATCCGTCAAGCAACGTTGTTGACAAATGCCAGCAAGAACCTCGAACCCATCTACGCAGACTTCTTCGAGACGATGAAGCGCGAGGGTAAGGACGCGGCTGACATCGTTGACGAGATTGGCGCAGCGTCGAAACGAGCTGTGGATCAACTCGCTGAAGGCATTCGACAGAATCCACTCGCAACCATCGGCGTACAGGCGAAGGACGCCGCGATCAGCACGGAACAGTTCCGTGAGATCATCTTGCAGACATCGGGAACGCTCGAACAGTATCTTGCATTACTGAAGCGTGCTGGCATCGGTTATCAAGACTTGGCGGCTGAGATTCGCCGATTCAACGAGGCCAAAGGTATCGAGATCATGCCCGCGGCCGATCTGATGCGTGGGCAGCAAGGGCTGATGGAAACTGCGCGCAAGGTCGAACAGGGGTTGACCGACATCCGCACCGGCGCGGCCACACAGCGTTCACGGCTGCTCATGGACATTGCAATTCGCGAGTCGGATCGACTCGCTGATCTCGCGCGCCGAAACGCGCAGCAGATGGCCGACATCGATGCTCAACGCATTCAGGCTCTACGCGATGCCGAGACCGAATTGGCTGCGCAGCTATCCAGCATCGATCAGGAGTCGGCGCGCTCACGCATCAGAATAGAAGAAGACTATCAAGAACGGCTGAGGCAGATTCGGCAATCATCTGATCAATCGATTGAAGAAGCGATTCGCCGACGTGACGCGCGCGGTCTGGCACTGGCACTTAACGCACGCAAGCAGCAGATCGGCGATGCAACGCGGGATCGAGATCGATCCTTGCGCGATGATGCCGAGAACACTGCGCGGCAGCGTGCTGAAGCGCAACGGCAAGCTGAGGAACGCAGACGACAAGCCGAGGAATCGGCGCGGCAAGCCGTCGAAGTCATCCGGCAGCAGAGCGACGATTCAGCGCGTGAGGCACGCATCGGGTACGATCGGCAGCTGCGCGATTTCAACCTGGCAACTGTGAGACGGCTGCAAGATGCACAAGTTGCTGGAGTGAAAGAGCTGCAAGGCGCACAAACCAACTTGCGCAAGATCGAGGATGCTTGGCGCGGCCACTTCCGGCGCGTCAACGACATCATCCGTACCGAGACGGCTGAGAACTCAACATTATTCGACGCATATCGGCGATACATCAACAACATCTTTACCAAGCTGCTAGGGCATCAGTTGCCCGCACCGAAGTGATCTATGAGCATGCAAATCGATGGAAACAACCTGCCGCGTGATCCGTACGACGTGCGTTGGGAGCCGAAAGAAGTCATCGACCGCGCGCACAGCGGCAAGCCGTTGCGCAACGCGTATCGACGCGTGGTACTGATGTTCGACGATCTCACACCAGCGGACTTCAACACGATCGCGGCGTACGATGATGGCGGTGCACACACCGTCACGATCCCCCACCCCACCACCGCCGCATACACCGCGTATGCAGGCGCGTACTTCCGTGTCTCGCGACCGCACTCGTTTCAGGACATTCACACTGAGGATATCGAATTCGAGGTCAGTTGGGTGGTGGCATGAGAACCGCGCTCACTGCCGACGAACTGACCTTGTTGAGAAGTGAGATTCACGGCACGCGGCTCTATCTCGGTGTGCACAAGCCGGCCAGCATTTTCACCGCACGGGTAGCTGGCGCCGTCTCTTATCCCCTCTATCAAATTGCCTTCGATGGCGGCAGCCCAGCATCCGGCTCGATCATCAAGAGTGGGATGACGCTATGGATCGGTTCGGCGGCTGGCCTGCGCGACAAGGGTCAGATGCGCGTGCGCGGCGATCAGACGGCAGCGGCTACAGGCAACCTTGCGGTATCCGAACTCGGCAACTATGCGATCGATATCGACGACAATGACTATTTGACAGTGGTCGAGGATTACCGCATCGCCGCGAAGTTTCCGCGCTATTCGGGTGGCGCGTGGAAGATGGATTACGACATCGCGTTCACTGCAAGCGGATCGGGTAACAATGTTAAGCCGAATCAGGAGTATGGGCCACTCGCACGCATCGGCCCGGCAGCAGTGGGATTCTTGGAGTCTAACCTATGTCGCCTGCGCTACGTTGGCGAGCGCAGCGCAGCATATAGTCCGAGCAACTCAATCAGCGTCTACGCGTGGACATTCCCCGGCACAGCGAATCCAGCGACTTCGGCAGTGCAAGGCACAAGCGCATCGCCAATCGTGATCGACTACTCGGCAGCCATCCCCGCTGGACGCTATCACGATCTGATGATCACTGAGAATACAACGCTAAAAACGCATGTGGGTCGTCGGCTGACATTCATCTTCGAGCGCAGCGGCGCAAACGCGCCGTTCGACGCCGAACTCGTCAGCTCGATCAGCGGCGGCCCTGATCAAGGCGGGTACACGACAACTGTACGTGTGATCAATACGACATCCGATCAAACATCATTCCCCGATGGTGCGCACATCGTATTGTTTGAGGAAGCATTGTATGCCGATGATGCAGGCAGCGGCAACATCGACCGCTACTTCTACATCACTGATGCAAGTGGTGCATTCACGATCGGCGAGACAGTTACGGGCGGCACATCTGGTGCAACGGGTACAGTCATCTCGGCTTCTAGCACGCTGATCAAGATTCGCACCACGAAGGCATTTCACACGCAAGAGATTGTCACGGGTGGCACGAGCGGCGCAACGGCGCGCCTGCGCAGCGCCAGCGTCGGCGGCAATTATCCACACCGGACGAATGTTGTGCTTGAAGGCTGGATCGTCGATGAGACGGTACGCAAGGACCCCGAAACGGGTGACATCGAGTTTGAGGTCGTGACCGTCGATGGTGTCATGCGCGGTGAGGAATCGTATCCGGTGGCACTCACGAATCGCACCAACACGGCCAAGCTCGTCTCGTGGGAGGACTTCTATCAGTTGACGCTCGACCGTGTGCTATTGCATTTCGCCAAGTGGCGCTCGACGATCAGTGAAGTTGTGGATGTGACGCTGCATGGTGATCTGGTTGCCAGTTCACCGGCCGGCGCTGAGATCGTGAAGTATTGTGATATGGATCAAGGAAACTTGTTCGACCAGATCAGCACTTGGTATGTGCAAACGATGCTCGGATGGATAACTAGTGATTTGCAATCGGGACTGTACGGTGAGTTGGATGCGCAGATCGATGATACTGTGCGCGCTGGCATCCCAACTGCTTGGACGGTGGCATCCGGTGATCGCGCTGGCACGCTAGAGATCGGTCGGCGTGCTCATCGCAAGCTCAACTCTCAAGTGACGCTGTACGGTGTGGACTATCGCACACCACTGGGCAGCCGATCACCGGATGATCCGCACGATTACGAGGGTGGACTTGAAGAGATCACTGAAGGCATCGCCTCACCCGATCAAGCCACACTGAGCTTGTGGGCGGGCAACCTACGAGCCAAACGGAACAACGTATATCCGAGCGTCGATCATCGCTGGATGGGCTATTGGCGAATCGATGCTGTGCCGCAGTCATACATCGTCGAGTCGCTCGGTGCATCGGATACGATCCGCGGATTCGTGTGGTCGAGTTTCAAGCTGATTCCGCGCACGTTGGGCTTGGAGTATCGCGGCGGGATGCTGCTTGCTTCATCCGATTGCGAGGGGCAAACGCAAGGTCTCGGTGGTGCAGCGATCACGTTTCCGCCGGTGTCCGATCCGCCTGATCCGATCTCGCCGCCACCGATTGAGCCGGGCAAACCGCCCGGCTGGATTAGTGATGCGAGTGAGATCGTGTTCATCGCGTGGACAACCGATATCGGTGCGGCACAACATCTATTCTGGTCAGGCGACTTCTTCGCCGGTGGGCAGCCGACGTACATCGAGGTTGCGAAACCAGCGAGTTCCGGCACGCTGAGCCGCGCGCAAGCATTGCGCGATGGCTCACTGGCATTCGTCCAGAACAGTGCGAAGAACATTTGGCAGACGGCGAACATCGGCGTCGCCTCACCCACTTGGTCGGCGATCTTGACTATGGGATCAACTGCATGTCTCGGTGGCAATGTCGCCAGCGCCAGCTATATGCGAATTATTGGCCTCGCGTTATACGTATCAGGTACAACGAGCAACAGCAAATATTTTCATGGCAAGTGGGACGGCAGCACGTGGACATTCACCGAGGTGCTGCACTTTGAGTCGATGGATTTGGATGAAGGGCCATTTCATAGCCATTATTTTGCCTATCAGACCACGCCGATCAAGCTGCGCGAGGCGACAATCACGGGAACAGTCATCGATACCTACAATAGCGTGACATTGAATCACTCTGCGTGGCGCAGACATGATGCCATCAGTGCGATAGCGATTAAGCGCATCGCGGCAGATCTTCTTGGCAATTGGTTCATCCGCAACATGATGACAGCAACGAATATCTTCACGACAGTTGTTCCGAATGGATCACTGTTAAAGGGTGCATTGTATGGCGATCAACTCTGCTTCCCGGATGGCAATGGCGTAGCACGTGTGGCTGACGATGGCGTGACCTTTGCCGCGCGCTCGACCTGGCAACCGGGCACGATTCTACCGGCGCAGGTGCGCGGCGGAGATACGCTGGTGTGGCTTGTGAAGCAGACTGCCATAGCTAATGTGTTCGCACGCATCAGCGATGACGGATTCGCTACGGCGGGCACAGACATGAGCGGCAACTTTTGGACTGAGCTATACTCAAGCCAGTTCAATCTGGCTGATGTATGCTTGATCTTCAGGTGATCGAGATGACATCGCTCAAGCAGCTTCAACAGCAGTTCAACAGCATTCAGAGTGTGCGGCAACCGGTGCGCAAGAAGTTTCAGGCGCTCATCGGCCACCCAGACGGATCAACTATCGATGATCCCGAACATGCAGGTTACGTCTTCATTCGCATCGACGGCGATAGCAACCGTGTGCGGCATGCACGCTGCCGTGCTGTTCTGCCGCGCTACAATCAGCCGGTGATCGTCGCATACTCGGATGAACGACCCGGTACGCTGGAGGTTATTGATCTCAATGATGAGGCGTTTCCGCCGAACGCAGCAGGCACGGACACGAGCTATGACGGCTCGGCGCAGCTCGGCAAACACGCGGCTCAGCATGCGATGTTCGGCGGCGACACGACTTGGATCGATCTCAAGCAGATCGTGCCACTACGCACGCGGCCCGATAACCCTGTCTCGATGCAGGTGTACGTCGAATCCGGGCCATATCAATATCTCAATGGCTATAACTACTGGCCAGGCGGGTTGAGCAGCGACATGACAGCGCAAATTCCATCGAGTGCGCTCACGCAAATCTATCGCATCATTTACATCAATCCGACAACAAACGCATTGGCCTACATCAATAGTGCCGAGATGGCCGATGATCCTTACATGGCAAACTATGAAGGCATCCTCGATCTGATCCCGGTAACGAGTGTGCCATTGTCTGCCGTGCGGTTGCACAATGGAATGACGACTATCACTGAGACCGACATCTATGATCTGCGCGCGATCATTGGATCGGCTCCGGGCACGGTGTCAGGATCGGGTGCGATCGCGCTGTGGTCGAACGTGCTGATCGTTGCAGGATCAGGTGGCGATTACACGACGATCCAGGCGGCGATCAATGCGGCGTCGAGTGGACAACTCGTTTTAGTCGCACCGGGTACGTATGCAGAGAACGATACTCTCAAAGACGGTGTTGCAGTGAAATCGTTGGGCGTGTCTTTGGATACGATCATTGCTCCGGCGTCAGGCGTATCTGTAGCTGTGCCTGCCGGATCACATCGATTGCATGGATTTCATTTGACGCCACCGGCAGGTCAAGTCGCGCTCAGTATCATCGGAGCCACCGGTGATCTTGAGGTCTTCAAGTGCTTCGTTGGCTCCAACGGGACGAATGCCATTGATACATCAACGGCAGGAGCAGCCTTCGTCCTCACGCTAAGCGATTCGGCTATCGACGGCTCGATCAGTACGAAGGCTCAGATCAAGGCATTCGATTGCGAAATCACGGGCAATATTGCTCAAGTAGCCGGTGCAGGCGACATTATCCTACATGGCGGAAAGGTGCAGGGAAATATCACTCATGTCGCCGGTGCGACGATTTATATGCGCAATCTGCCAACCATTACAGGAACAGTCAGCGGAACGGGAACAGTCGTCGGTCCCTACCGCGATGGAAGCGGTAATGTCGTGATGCAGACTGGGTCGATCCTGACCATTGGGATTCTGAATCTGTCTGCCACCTCCAGTCAAATTGTGATGCAGTCAGCGGGCATCACGGGCACGCTGACCTGGACCCCGGCCACGTCGGACAAGGTGATCACGCTGCCCAACCTCACTGGCACGCTGGCACTCGGCGCGGGCACACTCACGGTAGCAACAGCTAATAGTGTGGCGGTGGCTGATCACACGCATGCCATCACGTCCTCGTCGAGCCCCGGCGCGGCGGCGGCGATCCTGGCGAGCACGGCGGCAGGCTATCTACAATTGGCGCGGTTGGGGATAGGCATATCTCCAGGAAGTCCCATTCATGTCGGGGATGGAACGGCATTGCATTCAAGCATCGAATTGGGATCAGTCGACGTCCAGGCGTGGACGTGGAGTACGACGACCATTGGATTGAAGGGGATCGTCGCTTCCAGTGTAGCAGCAGGTAGAGCAACCTATTTTCTCGGCCAACGCGCACGCGGCACACTCGATGCTCCATCTATCGTGAGTGACAACGACCTAATGTTTGTGCTGCTAGGTTCTGGATACGATGGCGCTGCTATGATTGCATCAGCGGAGATTGTGTTTGCAGTGGACGGCACTCCTGGCATAAATGACATGCCGGGGCGTATCTCGTTTTTCACGACGCCGGATGGGTCGGCGACATTCTCAGAGCGAGTCCGCATTACAGCAGATGGCGGATTGGGAATCGTAGACGGTATCGCCGCGCCCGCCACATTATCAGGTTTTGCAAAAATCTATGTAGATAGTGCTGATGGGGATTTGAAAGTCAAATTCGGCGATGGTATAGTCAAGACTATCGTCGTCGATACGTAGGAGTGGTTTCAATGGACGATGTCATACCCGAAGTTAAACGTGCAGTGATCGAGCAAGAATCAGCCATGTGGAGAAACACGCGGTATCAGCTTCAACTGCGCCACCGCGTCAACAAAGCACTGGGAGCGGCGGATGTACTTGTGCAGATTGAGAAGGAGTTGGAGAAGTGTGAGAAGGCATTGGATGTGCTGGATGTCGTACTATCTGAACTGCGAAACGGCGAAGTGACCCCGTGATCCGGTTTCTCGTCTGGTCGCTCTATAACCGATTTGTCAACTGGTTGCTGCGGCACATGAGACCGATTCGCTAATGAACAATCCAGAGCCCGAGATCTGTACCAGCTGCCAACGTGTGATCTATCTTGAGCAGCAGATGCGCGTCGCGCAGGCGCGTCTCAAGGTTATCATCGAGAATGTCTCGTGCGGTGTGATGATGCTTGATGCACAGGCCAACATTCTGTACGCGAATCGCTATGTGATCGAGGCGCTCGGCTATGTGTTGCCAGAGATCATCGGGCGCAGCGCGTTCGACTTCACGCATCCAGAGGAAACACGCCTGCGGCGCGCATTGTTTGGCAAGACGCTAATACAACCGGGGCAATTAAGAGATCGAGGCTACGCGCGGTTCAAGAGCAAGCGCGGGGTGTGGGTGTTGTTCGGGGTCCGCGTGCTCAACCTAATCGACGACCCGAACGTCGGCGTGATCATTGCATTCGTCAACGATGAATCGGCGCAGATGAGCCGCTATCTCAGCAATGGCAACGATGAATAAGCCGATCGATGGCTGGCTGGAGCTGGTGCGATGGATCGATGGCATCCGTGCTGAGCAGGCGCAGACGCGTGAGGTGATCCACGCGCATCAAGAGCGATTCGATGACTTCGAGAACGAGGTGAGTTCCAGCTTGCACCTGTTCAAGAACGAGATGCAGGCGCAGATGAAATACTTCGGTCGCAATGTCGAGGAACTCTCGCAGAAGATCGCGATCCACACCGAGAGCCACAAGCTGCGCGATCGCGAGAGCGAAGCACGCTTAGCACTGATGCAGCAGAGCAAGATCGATCTGTGGAAAGTCGTTCTTGTCGCGGTGATTACGACGGTCGGATCAATCGGGGTTGCACTGATTACGGGTCTTCTGAAATGATACCGATGATACCGATGATACGCGATGAGATGTGGATTTACGTCTTAACTTGTTGAGCTTGGTCACCTTGAACTTTGTATTTCGGCAATACGCGTGTAATGCCAGTGCGATATTGTCTGGATTCAACCAGTTTTGATCTTGGGGTTGATCCCATTCGATTTTAACAATTGTTTTCATGTCTCTCTTCCCATTGTGATGAATGGCAGATAAATGCGATACGGTAGCAGTGGTACCAAGCTGATGATATAGTCTGCGAGTGCAGGCAACGCCTCTTGAAAGTTCGCGCGCTGATAATTGCCCAGCGTCCACATCGCAGCACCCACGATATATCCATCCTCAGCGAGTTGAAGATCGTACCACCCCACGTCGTCAATGAAGGGTTGAACACCGATGAACTCGAAGCCGGCTGATTGGCCAGCCTCACTGATGATCAGTCTCGGTCGTGCATCGGCTGGCAGCATTGCATAGAGTTGTCGATAGCGCAGCGCGAGATACGATCCGCGCAACGTATCGGGATTGCCTGCCCCTACCCCACCGTACTCATGCAGCGAGAGATAGTGTCCATGCGCAGCGGCGTATTGCAGCGCGGGAGCGATCTCATTGATCGTCGCGCTATCGAGTGGTGGGTTGCCTGTGCTGAATGCGTACAGTGCAAGCGTGAAGCTGTCGCGGTCGGCGAGCTTCATGATCTCGATGAAGAACTCGCTCTGCCAACCCCAATCCGATGAGAACTCGTTGAACGTCTCCCATACGTCCACCTGCGAATTGAACGTCCACGTTGGCAGTACGAGACTGTAGTACGTTTTAGCAGCAGCGCGTGCTGATGGGAAATCACTCGGTTTGAATGCCTGTAGATCGTAACTGACACCGGTGATCGGATCGCGGATCGAGTTCAGTCGGCCAACGGTCAACGCGCTCGGCATATACAGCTTGACCTCATGCAGCGGTGACAGATCATCGATCGCCTTCACGACTGATAGCTGAATGCCTTCACTAGCGAGTCGCATCAGGAACAGACCGAAGCCGGTGCGCCGACCGGGGACAATGTGCAAGCCGATCTTACTCGTGATGCGCTGGATGATCATGGGTGTCGCGATCGGTGAGATCGGGCTGCGCGTGGGGGTCGGGCCGATGCAAGCAACAAGAAGCAACGCGATGACCATCTTACCGAATGTCTTCATAGTTGACCTTGATGTGGATATGCGGCTGAGTTTGGTAAGGTGCATCATCGCCGAGTCGCATTGAGATATTAGCTGAGCAAGCACGCGCACGAAGCAGCGCATCGATCATCGCCTGCACCTCGCGGTACTCGTGAATGCCAAACACCTCATCTGTCTCGCACAGCGCCAACGCACTATCGAGTAGATCAATGATGCGACGCACTTTGGCGAGCTTGCCGAGTTGTCTTTTGATCACCTTGCGTGCCTCTGAGCATAATAGATTGTGTCCATGTGTTTCAGAAAGTTGCTATCAGTGAACCACTTGCCGCAAGAACATTTCTGAAGACAGCTATCCATATCGTCACCCACCCTGTAGTGTCTTTCAGCGAGCCAATATCGAGATGGCTGCTTTGGTGATCGCACTGGAGCAGGTCTATCGCGGTACACAATTCGATCTTGGTACACGATGCGATCTTGATACACAATAGTTTCAATCGCTGCATCGAGATCGCTCAAGCGCAATCCATGTCTTTGCACAAGCTCAGACAGTTTCGTCGCGGCAAGGATAGCCTCGTTGACATTGGATGAGACCACCAGTCGATGCAGCTTCTTGGCAAGCTCGATGTGATCACTCATTGATCAATAGCCTCCGACTGTCTCGTTCTCGACGACTCGCACAGCAAGTGCTACTCTCGGCATGCGTTGAACATCGCCTGCATCGAGTTCAAACGATGCACCGACCGCGATGAGACACTCGATCCAATCGGGTCGCGCCTGTGCTAATGCAACAAGAACGCCTGCAATGTTCTTGCGAAAATACGGTCTAGAGTCCCGATGGTCCAACATCGATCTCCTCTCGATTGCGAATCTTCCAGGCGAGCACGGCAACCGGCATATCGGCGATGCGCTGGTAGGTGCGTGGCTTCGATGTACATTGTTTGTGCTGCCGATGCACCTTGCCGCACTTTGCACAGACCTGAAGCGTAACGTAGATCGGTAATCCGAGTGCGTGCCGAATGTGCGATGATCTCGGTTCATAGCCTTGTGAGATGCGGATCAACGTGCCTGCTGATAGACCCACCTCACGTCCTACAGCACGCCATGATCCCAATTCGCGCTTGAGCCTCAGAATGCGTTTCTG